GGTTTGAGGTGATAGGTAAAACTTCCAATCGCCGCCAACAATTTGACGGTCTGCTACTGTTGTCGGCATTTAAAAGCCCTCGCAATAAAAGTTAATGGTCACTTGATAGCCCAGCCATGGACTATCCTCGATTTTAGCGGTATTTGCTTCAAAAGTCTTTACATTGCCGAATTCAGTATTTTCCAGCAGCGCGATGAATGCTTCACATAAGGCAAGGTTGCCGTTAATGCCTGAGCCTTGCGGTGTGAATACGTCAACCACAAGCAAGCCATTACGTCGCACCCACGAAGAGCCACCGCCCACGGCAACGTTAGTTGATGCGGTATTGATAACCGTTACCCGTGACCATGGCGCGTTGGTTGGTTGCTGCCATCCTGCTTGATTGGGATATTGAATGGCAACGCCAGACGGCGGTGTACCTGCAATCTTTGCGACAATGCTTTTGACTGCCTCTGAAAATCTTTTATCTGCCATAAGCGACCGCCTGTTCGATTGCGACTTCTACAAATTTAGCCGGAGCCTGTTGTGACCAGCCATCGTTTAGCCTAGCGATATACGGCAAGTTGTTGCAAATCCAAATGTCAGGCAATGAGTCAGCCGGATAGCTGCTCAGCACACTGGCAGCAAGCTGCGTTGAATAACTGCCGTTTAAGCTGATGCTGGATTCGTTGATGGACTCATCAGGTGTGCCAAGGCTCATCAGCCAGTTTGACTTTGCTCGACCTGTATCAAATGGAGTTGCAGACACAATCGCTTGGTCTGCCAAGATGCCAAGTTTGCGCATTTCCTGCGACGTGTATTCAGTCAGTTCGACGTGGATTGATAAGCCGTCTGCGTAGGTTGCCATCATCGCGCCCTCAGGGTCAGCTTAACCGTCGCATCCGCTGCGTCGTACTTGATTGCAGTAATCGACATAGCAACGCCGCCGAATGTCACATAATCAGCTACAGACGGCATGACGGAATCAATGCGCGTATAAACAGCGCCTGTGTCGCTCTGCTGCGCGTCGGTGCCTTGCCAGTCAATCATATCAACCGCAAACTTTATCGCGCTGTAGGTGTGCTGCGTTGCGCCTGTGATGGATTCGCTGGCTGGGTTATACGTGCCGCCAGTTGTGATAACCAATGTTTGGCGAAAGTCGGCAAACTCATCGTCGATAAGCTCCGCCGCTAAGTCTTTGAATTCTTGCTTCGTGGTACTCATCCGCGCATCAATCCACTTGAGCCGCGCACGAATGGCGCTAATAACTTGTCGAGTTCTGGCGTGCGTGGCTTGTAAGTCACTTGCGAGCCTGATTCGTATGTGGTCGACTTGGAGCCAACGCCATCAAGTGACTTGGATTCAGCAGCGATTAAAGCGCCCGTCATTGTGGCAACGTCTAGCGTTAATCGTCCAGCTTGTTGAAGCTCAACCGCCTTCAATGCTGCCTTGCTGATGTTGGCAATGCTAACCTCAGTGGTCGGCAGTTTCATCGCCTGGTCAGTTGCGGCAGGTGAGCCTTTGAAGTTGTAATACGTGTCGATGAAGTCAGCAGATAGGACTAAAGCAGAATCAAGCGCCGAGTAGTCCACGCTGATATTGCGCTCTGCTGCGTATGCTTCGTATTCTGCTGATGTAACGTAAGCGTTTGTGCCGACTGTGATTGTCATATTATCCGCCCGCTTTGGTTGTTGCTAACATAGCAAGAATGGCTGCCGGTGATGCTAGAGCGCTGACTACCACTAGCAACAGTTTGCCATGTATTGCGCGAATTCCGTCGATAATTGGCTGGTTTTCGATGTGTTTGTCTCTAAGGTTTCGCACGTCTGTCTGTAGGGTAACAAGCTCACGCGCTACGGAATCATGGCGGTCTATGTACCGCTGCAAGCTAAGCGTCAAGCCTTGGATTGATTCCGTCAATTTGTCTTGGCCTTGGATCATCTTCGCTGTGCTGGCCTGCATCGCTTGTATGTCGCGGTCGTGTTGCTCCACGAGTATCTTCAGTTCGCTGAGGTCTGCCATGATTAAAAGCCCTTAATGTGATAACTAATACGATTAAGGCGATTATAGACTGAGCGACTAGCACCAAGCAAATTGCGATGAGTATAATCGATGATTTGTCCACCTTTCGCACTCCCTAGCGCAGCAAACAACAAGTCGAGCGGCGCGGCTATCTGCTGCCGATAAGCATGTAACCAATAAAGGCTCTCCTCACAAACCGCAACGCCGAATAACATGGTGGCGTTTAGCAGTGCGCTTGTAGCGATTATCGCACCATAGAGAAAATAAATGTTGATATTTTTTTGATAAATATATGATATCGCTACAGTTGCCACGAGCGCTATCATATCGAAACTAAGCTGTGACGCATACACAACGAGCGCTTCTGCTTCCGTAGTGCGCGTGATGGTCATTTCTGGAAATAACGGATAAGCCATGTAAATAGCGTAGTAAAACATAATGACAAGGCAGAGGTTTAACCCTCTGCCCGTGCAAAGCCAAATCAAAAAGATAACTGATAAGGCTTCGAGGTTTGTCATTTTTTCGTCTTCTTCGCTGGTTTCTTGGCGGTTGAAGTTGGCTTGACTGGTTTGCTGATTGGCGTACTTCCTGCGGGCATGTGATGCGCTCCTAGTTGGTTAAGTTCCTTTGCCGTGACTCATCCGTGAGAAGCGACGGCACAGATAGGTTAGTCGTTATGCCGTCGCTGCGCAAGTCTGACCAGCGCTACAAAATAACCTGGCTAGATAACTCAAACCATGTGTACTGCACAAACACCGTATTGCTTGACGTCGATGTGTTTTCAAGCTCAATCAAAAACACTGAGTTTGGCGCAAGCAGTCTGAATGTGTCGCTTGAGTCTGTCGAGCCGGACACGCGATTGCCTGAGCCAACCGAGCCGTAAAGCGGCAAATACGTCACTTCATTGGCGGTTGTTGGTGTTGGCGTTGTGATCACATTAATCACACTAGCTGGCGGATAAATAGTATCGCTTCGCAAGTTCTTGATTGGTACGGCTGCGCCAATAGTGCCGCCTGTGTACGCGCTAAACGTGCGGTAAATCAGCGCCTCTTTGTTCATGATGATTTCGCGACCAAGCAGAACCACGTATTTATCTGGCGGACACTGAAAACGGATGTACGCCTTTGCGCCCGCTGCAACCACTTGGTTTAAATACGAGTAATAACCAAGACCACGACTGATTGCGTCGTCTCGATAGTTGAGCGCTTGCGTTGCGACACGGTCAAGCGTGTTTCCATAAAGCATTGAGCGCGAAGGAAAACCATTCGGCGGATTGGCCATAATTACAACTCCTAACAAATAAAAAAGCCGCTATTTAGCGGCCTTCTTTGGTTTGGTCTCTGGTTTTGGCTCTTCGTCTTTGGGTTTGTAAGCCTCATCAACGACTTTAAAGCCCTTAGCATTCCATTCGCGCTTTTCTTCAAAGCTGACTGGCATTGGTAGATAAACGACTTCCATCTTGCACCTCGCAAAAGAAAGGGGCTTGCGCCCCTATCGTTAGACTTTCGCTTCGTCACCGATAGTGACAACACCGGCAGTGTTTTTGATGTCTGTTGCCACTTTGTCCCAGTTGGTTGAAGTGCCAATTTCAGAATCAATTGGAGACTTGCCGCCGTTGGTTTCGTCCCAAGTATAGCCCTTCAAGCCAAGACCGAACGAGTAGTCAACTTGCATGGTTGTCTCAATGCGGGTCTGACCGTTGTTGGTTTGGATGTTGCTGATAACATCGCCAGCATCGTGAACCACAGCAGCAGAGTCAACCAATGACAAGGCGTAAACCTTGTTTGGTGTGCCAGCTACGCGCAGTGCAGGTGCGTCGGTCACAATCATGGCTTTACCTAAGATATCAACCACGCGCACGTTCTGAGATTGGAACAGTTGAGGCGTGTTGGTCAGGTTGTCACCAATCAGCTTGTGATAAACAGCGCCAGAAACAACAGTTGCCACCAAGTTGCCTGAGCGGTCGCCAAACTTGGCGTGTGCGCCGTTCATGCTAGTGTAGTTGATGCCAGCAGTTGCAGACACGTCGTTTGTAGCTGACGCTTGGCCTGAAATCGCAGCGCGTAACGCCAGGATTGCAGTGTTTAACTGGTCGGCTAACAGAGCTTCAGCGAAGTTGCGGCTTGCCACTTCGATACCTGCGGCTGTTGGCATGGTTAACCAAGTCAGCTGTG